GCTGCAAAAGATGTTAAGTATGTTAATGCAAACAAATCTAAATATTCAACAAAGGAAATAAATACGATGTTGAATAGAATAGATGCAGAGAGAAGATTGTCAGAAATAGCAAATAAATCACCTGTAAAATCAAAAGTTAAAAAGGTATTAAACAGTAAAACATTTAAAGTGGCTTCTGGAGTAGCTGTTGGTGCATTAGCTTTTGCAGCATATCAGTATATACACGATGCTTCAGTCGGAATAGATGGAAAAATGTTAATCGGTGAACGCAATATTGGAAAAGCTGCTGTAGATCTTGGAAAACAAGCAGCAAGTAATGCCAAATATGATCTCGTACCGTTTATGAAATATTTCAGAGGAGTTAAGTAATGACCTATGACGGTGTTATAATCAAACCTTCTTTGGATGACGTTCTAGAACATCATGGTATTAAAGGTATGCGATGGGGTCATCGAAAACAAAGAATAAAAAAAGGAAGAAGACGTCGATATAGTATCAAAACTTATGAGAAGTATAAAAAAGCAGGAATGACGGATGAGCAAGCTCAAAAAGAAGCAGAACGTAAAAGAAAAGTAGCAAAAGTAACAGCGATTGCTGCCGGATTAACATTAGCTGCTATTGGTGGGTATGCTTTATATAAGTATAAGTCTTCTCCTTTAAGAAAAGATATAAATCTTAAAGAAGGAACGGTTTTGCAGACTCTTTCTGCCAATAAAGATCGATTAGATAGTAAAGACGATAACAATTACTTTTATGCGGCATTTAATAAACGTGATAAAGAAACTTATAAAGCTGTTTGGGGAAAACCAGTTAATATACTTGGAATGGTAGTTGGCGATAATAAGTACAATATCAGTTCTAAAATAGCTAAAAACACCAAAGTAGCTTCTCAAAAATCCGGAATGGAAATATTTAAAAAACTTGCAGAAAGTGATGAAGATTTTGCTAAGCATATTGGTTATTCCCCGGAGATGACAAAGCGTTTAAGCAAAAAAGGTTTAAATACATATATCAAACAAAGATATATGAAATTTGATTTCGATTTAGCAGATCATAAAAATAGCGAAATAACTGGTAAATTCTTTAAAGCTTTGAAAGATGCTGGATATTCAGGAATAGTTGATTCTAACGATCTCAAAGGTGCTGGCGGACAGGGATTGAAAACAAAAGCCCCGATAATTATGTTCGATCATTCGAGTTATGTTAGTGATACAATAAAACAGCTTAGTGATATGGATATAAACAAAGCGCAAGCGTCACGTCAAGCGAAACAAGCAACAGAAGCAATGCTTCAAATGATTATTCCTTATGCTGGAGCATCAGCTGCTGCGACTGCGACTGGTGTAGCGGTCAATTATGATAAGAATGTTATTGAGAAATACAAAAAGAACAAAGAGACTTCAAAATAAGGAGTTAAAACATGAGTGAAAAGCTTTCATTTGGTGAAAGACTTAGACATGGTTGGAACGCCTTTTTTAATCCAATTCAGAATTTTAAGTATGATTATGGAAGATCCAGTTATGCAAACCCTTCCAGAGTTAGACTAACAATGGGTAATGAAAAATCTATAGTTGGAGCCGTTTATAATAGGATTGCTATAGATGTGTCATCATTGGATATAAAACATGTTATACTCGATGATACAAATGAGCGATTTAAATCCGTAGTAGATGATTCATTAAATCAATGTCTAACATTATCAGCAAACAAAGACCAAACTTCGCAAGTATTTATTCAGGATTTAGTTCTAAGTTTGTTTGATGAAGGAGTCGTTGCTGTTGTTCCAGTGAATACTTCTAAAAATCCGAAGCTTTCAGAATCATATGATATAGAATCTATGAGAGTTGGACAGATTTTAAATTGGTATCCAGATCATGTCAAGGTTAGATTATATAACGACAAAACGGGAGAAAAAGAGGAAATAATCCTTCCTAAGTCAATGGTGGCAATTGTTGAAAATCCGTTTTATGTCGTTATGAATGAACCAAATGCGGTGGCTAAACGTCTAATAAGAAAATTAAACATTTTGGATGTTATAGACGAGCAATCCGCATCTGGAAAATTAGATTTGATTGTTCAATTGCCTGGTGTCATAAAGACAGAAGCTAGGCGTAAACAAGCGGAAGATAGGCGTAAAGATATTGAGAATCAGTTAGCTGGTTCTAAGTATGGAATAGCCTATATAGATGGTACTGAAAAAGTAACACAGCTTAATCGTTCTGTTGAAAACAACCTCATGAATCAAATCACATTCCTTACTACTATGTTATATAGTCAGTTAGGAATTACTGAAGAGGTTCTTAATGGTACAGCGAATGAACAAACGATGCTGAATTATTACAACAACACCATCGTTCCGGTAGTCAGTGCAATAACTCAATCTATGAAGTGGAAATTCTTGACAAAAACAGCAAGAACCAGACATCATTCGATTAAGTATTTCAGGGATCCATTTAAGAATACCCCGATTAATAATATTGCAGAACTGGCTGATAAGTTTACGCGTAATGAAATTGCTTCTTCTAATGAGATGAGATCGGTTATTGGTTGGAAACCTGTTGACGACCCTAGAGCAGATGAATTAAGAAATAAGAATTTAAATGCTCAGGAAGGTCAACTTCCAATGTACACAGATGAAAACCAACCACTAGATGAGATGGCATCAGAAGAACAATTATATAATGAAAATAATGAGGAAGGAGGTAGTGGAGTAGATGAAGAAGTAATCTACAAAATGAAACTTTCTGAATTATTGAACATTTAAAAGGAGGAAAACTTCAAAATGAGTATCAAAACAGATTACGATTTTAGTGGTTGGGCTACTCGTAATGATATTACATGCGCAGATGGTCTTACCATTCGTCAGGATGCTTTTAAAGATTGTGACGGAAAAGAAGTACCGTTGGTATACATGCATGATCATAAAGAAGTAGATAACGTTTTGGGTCATGCTCTTCTCGAAAACAGAGAAGATGGTGTATATTGCTATGGTAAATTTAATGAGGATACCGATCAGGGACTTAAAGCTAAAGCTTTAGTTGCTCATGGTGATCTCACATCACTTTCTATCTATGCTAATCAGCTTGTTAAGAGAGGATCTGATGTGCTTCATGGTGCAATAAGAGAAGTATCGCTTGTCCTTGCAGGTGCAAATCCTGGCGCAACAATAGATTTTCCAGTTCTTTCCCATTCAGACGGATCATATGAAGACGTTGAAGATGAAGCTATAATTAGTTATAGGCAGCCTCTTGCAATGAGTGATGAAATGATGCATTTCTTTGATGAGGATGACGAAGATCTTTATCATGCAAATGATGAAGAAGACGGTGGTTCAGATGATCCCACAGTAGGGGAAGTAATGGAAACTCTCGATGAAGATCAGCAAAAACTTCTCGAAGGAATGATGGCAATGTCTTATGACCAGGGCTATCAGGATGCAAAAGAAGAAGTAGGCGCTGCATCTTCAGACGAAGAAGTGGCACAGTCAGACATTAACGATGGAGGAAACACAATAATGCATAAGAATGTTTTTGAAAAAGAAGACAACACAGTTCTGCAGCACGGCATGGACGCTGCAACCGCCAGTGCTATCCTTACAGATGCTAAAGAGAGCGGTTCTTCATTGAAGGCTACAACCCTTTCTCACGGTATTGAGGATATTGATTGGCTTTTCCCGGAAGCAAAAGCTGCTTCAGCAACACCCGAGTGGATCAAGAGAGATACGGGTTGGGTACAGGGCGTACTTAATGGTGTTCATCATACACCTTATTCACGTATTAAGAGTCATTTTGCAGATATTAGAGAAGATGAAGCTCGTGCACGTGGATATATCAAAGATGAGTACAAGAAAGAGGAAGTGTTCTCGCTGCTTAAGAGAACAACTACCCCTCAGACGATTTACAAGAAGCAGAAGCTCGATCGTGATGATATCATTGATATTACAGATTTCGATGTAGTAGCATGGATCAAGGCTGAGATGAGAATGATGCTCGACGAGGAAATCGCTCGTGCAATTATGATCGGCGATGGTCGTCTTGCTTCTTCGGATGACAAGATTTCAGAGCAGCATGTACGTCCTATTTGGAAGGATGATGATCTTTATTCTGTAAAGGTTAAGGTTACATACGCAGCAGGTGCTGATGACAACGCTAAGGCTCAGGCTAATATTAAGGCACTTATTAAGAATCGTAAGCTTTATAAGGGTTCGGGAAATCCGAAGTTCTACACAACAGAGGATGTCCTTGCTGATATGCTTCTTATTACAGATACAACTGGTAGATTCATTTATGAGTCTGTTCAGAATCTTGCTAACAAGCTTCGTGTTTCTGAGATCGTTACTGTTCCGGTATTCGATAACCAGACAAGAACAGCAGGTGGAAAGACACTTCAGCTCCTTGGTATCATGGTTAACCTTAATGACTACAATGTAGGTGCTGATAAGGGTGGAGCAGTTAACATGTTCGAGGACTTCGATATCGACTACAATAAGGAGACATACCTGATCGAGACCAGAATCTCTGGTGCTCTTACGGTTCCTTTCTCTGCTCTGGTTCTTGAGACAGAAGTATCTAATGGCTAATTATTAGGAGGATATGATTATGAAGATATTTGAAAAAGGTTCTCAGGTACATGCTACTGAGGTTCTGTACGCAAATAGTTCAAAGCTTTATTTTGATGCAGCTCATACAAAGGAGCTTAAGCAGGCAGACGCTAAAAAGCTTCAGCCTTGTAAGGCTGTTGTTAGTGATGGAACAAGTTATTCAGCTATTACGGAAATGGCTATCGACGGATCATCAATCACTGTTGGTTCAACGGAGTATACAATAGCTGAATAAACCTTCAAAATGAGGAGTTAAATCATGAGATATTATGGAGAAATCGGCTACTTTGAAACAGTAGAAACAAAACCTGGATTTTTTGAAGAACAATTAAACTTCAGAACATACAAAGGGGACGTTATTAGAAACACGAAAAGAAATCAGTACGATAACAAAGTGAATTCTGATATTAGACTTACTAATTCTATAAGCATAGTAGCCGATCCATATGCTCGTGATCATTTTTTCCAGATTAAATGTGCAAAGTGGCAAGGAGCTTTGTGGGAAGTTTCTTCAGTCGAAGTTCAATATCCTAGATTGATATTGGAATTAGGAGGTTTATATCATGAGAACGTGGAGTGATTTACAATCAATTCTTCAAGATATATTAGGAGAAGATGGTAAAGCATATTTTCAACCTCCAGAAAATATTAAACTGAAATATCCTTGTATAGTTTTTGGTAGAAGCGGCGCTAGAATAGCGAATGCTGATAACATAAACTATAGAATTACTAAAAGTTATACAATAACTTTAATAACTAAAAATGCAGATAATGATATTTATATTGATAAAATATTGGAATTACCAATGTGTTCATTTGATAGGGAATTCATTACTGATGGTTTAGTTCATGAAGTTTTTGGTATCTATTTTTAAGGAGGATAAATAAATGTCTAAGTTAGTATGGGATGCCATTGGCGAACATAAATATGAGACAGGCGTTGATCATGGTGTTCTGTATCCGATAAATGAAGCTACAAATACTTATGACAATGGTGTAGCTTGGAATGGACTTACTACGGTTACAGAGACACCTTCAGGTGCAGAATCCAACCCTCAGTATGCGGACAACATTAAATACCTTGATCTGTTCTCAGCAGAGCAGTTCGGTGCAACGGTTGCATGTTTCACATATCCGCCTGAGTGGGAAGAATGTGATGGATCAACTAGGCCCGTTGAAGGAGTTAACATCTATCAGCAGGGAAGGAAGACTTTTGGTCTCTCCTATAGAACCAAGATTGGTAACGATGTCAATCCTGAAGCTGGTTATAAGCTTCATCTTGTATATGGTTGTAAGGCAACGCCCTCAGAGAGAGCTTACAATACTGTAAACGAATCTCCCGAAGCACTTAACTTCAACTACACAATCTCAACAACTCCCGTTGAGGTTCCTGGATATAAGAACACAGCACTTCTTACAATTGATAGCACGAAGTTTGTAACGGATGAAGCTAAGGCTCGTCTTGCAGCTCTTGAGGCTATTCTGTATGGTACGGATTCAACACCCGGAACACCTGCAGTTTACGAAGAGGATACAGCAGCTACATTCGATCCTACCAAGGAGTATTATACAGAGGCAGGCGGAGTTTATACGAAGTTTGATATCTTTGAGGCTACATCGGATTCAGAATTCCAGTCGGATAAGGATTATTATGAGAAGAACGGCGATGTTTACACAATCACAGCTGATACCGTAATGGATCCTTCTAAGACTTATTACGAAATCAAGACAAAGGCTTCAGGAACAAGTTATTATATACTTAAGACCCCTGCGGTACCTGCTACAGAAGCAACGAATCCTCGTCTTCCTATGCCTGAAGAAGTAATCAGCATTCTCAACTCAACGAATGGTTGATAAAACTTCAAAATAAGAAGTAAATTGTTAAAGGGGCTTCCATTTTAGGAGGCCCCTAATTAGAAAGGAGAAAAACTCATGTTAAAGAAAACCATTAGTTATGTAGACTATGATGGTAATGAAAGGACCGAAGATTTTTATTTTAATCTTACTAAAGCTGAATTGTTAGAAATGTCCCTATCCACGGCGGGTGGTTTGGATAAATATATAGAAAAGATAACAAAAACGCAGGATACTCCAAAGTTGATCGAACTTTTTAAAGATATCATCATTCGTTCCTATGGTGTTAAATCTGATGATGGTAAACGTTTTATAAAGAATCAGGAAATAACAGAAGAGTTTACTCAGACTGAAGCATATTCTGATTTGTTTATGACTTTAGCAACGGATGATAAAGAAGCTGCAGATTTTCTTAATGGAATCATACCGAAATCCTTACTTGATGCAGCTAATAATGTTGTAGAAGATGCGAAAGTCGTAAGTATCCCCGCAGCCACTGAATAAGGAGATTAATCATGCTCAAGCTTCAAGTCGACGAAACAACTCTTTGGAATGAAAAAGAAGAACGATTCATCGAGATACCAAAAACTACATTGCAGCTTGAGCATTCATTAGTTTCTTTATCTAAGTGGGAATCGAAATGGCACAAAGCTTTTTTGCAAACACAACTTACGACAGAAGAAACATTAGATTATGTAAAATGTATGATAATGAATAACAACGTTGATCCAAATGTTGTTTATGGATTATCAGATGAAAACATATTAGAAATAAAAGACTACATATCAAACCCGATGACTGCAACATGGTTTACTGATAATAATAAGAAAGAATCTAGCGAAGTAGTAACATCAGAAATCATTTATTATTGGATGATAAGTCTGCAAATACCATTTGAATGTCAGAAATGGCATTTAAATAGATTATTAACTTTAATAAGAGTATGCAATGAAAAGAATGCTCCTAAGAAGAACATGTCCAAACGAGAAATTGCAGAACGAAATAGAATACTCAATGAGCAACGAAAGGCTAGATATAAATCTAGAGGATAATATTATGAGTAGTCCTATAACATTCAAAGTTAGAAACAGTAAGAAAACCGATGGGTTTTTAGAAAGATTGTTAGAAAAGATCAAAATGGGAAATCTTGATCGATATGGTCAGATGGGCGTTGAAGCCTTATCTAATGCAACACCAGTGCGTACAGGTTTAGCAGCAAGTTCGTGGTATTATACAATAGAACGTGCCAATGGATCTGCTACGCTAAGTTGGCATAATTCAGATATAGAAGGCGGATATAATGTAGCAATATTAATTCAATATGGTCATGGAACAAGAAATGGTGGTTATGTTAGAGGAATAGATTATATCAATCCAGCATTAGCACCAGTTTTTCAACAAATGGCTGATGAAATATGGGAGGAGGTTAGGCGATAATGTCACAAACTATTGAAAATAAAGTTGTGGAAATGCGTTTTGACAATCAGCAGTTTGAACAAAACGTAAAACAAAGCATGGCCTCTTTAGATCAGTTAAATGCTTCATTAGATAGCATCGGAAACCAGAATGGTAATGCATTTTCTGGAATAACCGATGCTTTAAATAATCTTCAAGTAAGCGTATCCAAGATCAATCCCGTAAGATGGAAAATTTGGGGAGATATTATAGGTGTAGCTGAAAATGTTGGGCGTACTATAGTTAGCAAGATATCAACACCACTATCAATATTATTGAATGGTGGTGAATTAAGAGCCCAAAGAATTGAAAATGCTAAATTCCAGTTTGAAGGCCTCGGAATGGATGTTGAAAAAGCCATGAAGAGTGCTACAGAAGCTGTTAACGACACGGCATATAGTCTAGATGCCGCAGCATCTGTAGCTTCTCAATTGGGAGCATCAGGAATTCAAGCTGGCGATGAAATGACAAAAGCACTTACTGCCGTTTCTGGTGTAGCTGCAATGACTAATTCTTCATATGAAGAAATTGGTGCAATATTTACACAGGTTGCAGGTGCTGGTAGATTAACAGGAGACGCATTAACAAGACTTTCTTATAGAGGCATGAATGCCGCAGCCAAATTAGGCGAGGCAATGGGTAAAACTGAAGGCGAAATAAGAAAGATGGCATCAAAAGGTCAAATTAGTTTTAAGCAATTTTATACAGCAATGTATGATGCTTTTGGAGAACACGCTTATAAAGCTAATGAGACTTATGCGGGTTCGCTAGCTAATATTAATGCCGCATTATCAAAAATAGGTGCTGATTTTAAACAATATA